CAGTGACGGACTTTAGTTATTGTTTTTATAATTGTCTTCAGCTCACCTCCATTCCTACCGGCCTGTTTGATAATTGTCCGGCAGTGACGAATTTTGCTAGATGTTTTTATTATTGCAGCAATCTTATTTCCATCCCTACCGGCCTGTTTGATAATTGTCCGGCAGTGACGGACTTTAGTTATTGTTTTTATAATTGCAATAGAGTAACCTCATCGTTACCTCAACTGTGGGTGCAATATTATGGAAAGAATATCATTACATCAGGTTGTTTCTCTTTGTGTACGTCTGCTTCAAACTGGACGGACGTTCCAGTCTCATGGGGTGGAACAGCCCCGGAGTATATTCCACCGGCTCCGGTCAGCGGCGTATTGATGGCAGATTACCGGGCTTTGGAGATGAGAATACGAAATATGGAATTACAATATAATATGGATAAGAATTAAAGATATGGCAGGATTAATATCAACAGGAGTATGGGGCTTTATTTGTTCCGCAGCTATGCGTACGGGAAAGATTACAGCAACATTTATATCAGGAGCGACAGGATGGATAATAAAGAATAATGGTGATGCAGAGTTTAAATCCATCTACGCCCGTGATAAGATCATTACCAATGAATATGTTTATAACCGCATACGAGTTACGGAAGATGAAGAAGTGGTAACATCAAACGGGAAAATACTGGCATCATTTGAAAATGGAGACGGCACTTATAATATACAACTTGATTTGCGTGAAGGTGACTTGAATCCTTTTACTGCTAATGATCTTTTGCAAGGTTACTATCACAGTCCCGGCAATACAGGTGTTATTTATGCTGTACAAAAGATGACTGCAATTGAAATATTAGACGATCAGACAATGAATGTTATTTGTCTGGGTGAAAACCTTCCCTATAAACACATGGTTATCGTCCGTGTTGGCAATACTAGAGATGTAGAAAGACAAGCGTTTATCCGAATCAGTAGCCGGACGAACTGCCAATATTTCTATGATGAAATAGCTTCATTCGCTGATCTTGATAACCCGGATAAAGTAAAATGCGCTTTAGGGAAGGCTGATGTCGGATTGATTCCAGCATGGGCGACAAAAGTAACTGGCAGTGTAAAACGCTGGTTCGGTTTAGTGGCTGATGGTGTGATTCTACGCGGTACATTCATACTTAAAAACGATAAAACAATTGAAGAAGAATTGAGTGGGCAGATAAAAGAATTATCGGGTAAATTTGAGATAAGAGAAAGTGGTATCACAGGAAAGTGGGAAGAAACAATACAAGCGGCTGGCAGTGCTGCCAAATCAGTTGAAACAGTAACAAAAATGGTGGGTGACTTTCAAGTCACAGCAGAACATTTAACTGCAGCTTTTTCAGAAACTGTAACAAAGGCTACCACTGATGCAGCAGGAACAATAAGCATTGCCACTGAAACTGCAACATCATCCCTGAATCGAACAGCCGAAGAATTACAGGATAGCTTTGAGAAATCATTCACAGATGCAGAAGGCGAAATAACAAAGCAAATAAAAACACAAGTAACCCAAAATGCAAAACAATGGAAGGTGGAAGTTATGGGAGCCGATGCAGGTGGAAATCCCAATACTATCCTTGCAGCGATTAACGCTGACGAAAGTGGGGTACAGATAGAAGGGGAGAAAGTTAAGATAACAGGAACTCTTTTGGCGCAGATCATAATGGCAACAGGGTTGAATATACAGGATAAATTCATTGTTAGCATTGATGACAACAAGCAAGCACATGTATCTGTCAAAGGACGTGTAGAAGCTAATGAAGGCGTTTTTTATGGTTCAATAGCCGTGCCGCCACAAGAGATACCGAATAATCTTTCTGACTTGACCCTTTCATTTGAAAATGGCTTTAATTTCTCTGGTCTGCTTTCAAATGGCATTAAAAGAATATTCTTACCTACCACTGTAGAGTACGTTGGTGTAGAGTGTTCTATTATAAACTATGGAGAGGCTGCTAATGGTTATTATGAAGTAAAAACAGTTGGTAACAATGCTTTCTTGTATAGTGGAACTCCAAGAAACCGAAATACTATTAACTCGATTAAGTTGTATGGGACTTCACAGTTGAAGCTAAAAGCTATAAAGGTAAACAATTCAATACGGTGGTTTATTGATAACTATAATGACTTCTCTTTCGATTACATTAATTCTTGTATAACTAACGGAATGCCAAGCCAGCTTGCACGATGTTTAGGTAGTTATTGGATGAACAGCCAACAAAGTGTGCAAACTATCAGTTGTTCAGATGGGAATGTTATAAAATTAAGTTCATACGATAACTGTACATGGACTTTTAGCTTTACTAAACCACGTCCGGCTAATAGAAATTACACGGTAGTACCACGATTGGAAACAAAAAGCTTACCTGTAAAGGTGTTGGATAAGAATAGTAACAGTTTTAGGATTCAGTTATATTTTGAATATGTTATGGGTATTGAAGGCGTAGCGACTATCTATGTAGACGGGGGTGGTTGGGGCTTTGATATATTTGAATTTGATACATAA